AGAACCATCTAAATAAAAGTATATACAGTGCGAGTTAACTCCATCACATATGTCAGTTATAGCATCATATCCATGTGCGTCTACTTGTGATGCTTTTATCAGTAACGTATCAAGTAGTGTAGTTACATCTTCTTTTAATTTTAAATTAGATAATTCTAATTGATATCGACTAGCACCGCACTCATCTGTAACCACCGAACCGTTGGCATCGACCAATCCACATATAAACTCCAACTTTAGATCGTCTGTTAATTCAAATACCCATGATGGTACTCGTTTAGATGTAGCACGTTTCTGTAGTCCGTTTATAAGCAAAAACTCAGATAATTCTTCTGAGTTAGACCAATACTGACCACCTGAATTTATAAGTGGGTTACTGTACTCAATTGGTGTGTTTGAGTATTTCTGTAGTAGTGACGTATAAGTATTATTCACATCTTGGTCGGTACTCAATGTAATATTGACCGATGAGTTGTTGGGTGATGTCCAACCATGACCAAGCATAAATCCAAAGAATTTACAGAACTCAGCATCTGCTACTGTTGGTAGTATTTCACTACCATCTTGCAACTCCGTATGATTACTGGTTGTTGTGGATTTTTTAGAAAGAGTTACTTCCTTACCAGTGAACTTTTTATAATTTGATACAACAAGTAAGTCCGCTACCTGTAATTCGTCTGCTCGTTTATATGAGAATTCCACACCGTTGTGTGTCAGAAATGGATGGGTTTCACTTGCATGCACATACGTATGTGAAGTTTCGATAGATAATATATCTTTATCACCCGACACCGTGGTGTGTAGCACACGTGTTAACTCATATTCAAGTGTATCGTAGTTAAATGACCAAACGTTATCATCCACATTCAGTTCATCAATTCGAGTTTGACCAAACTCAGTCATCACATATGAATTCGATGCCAGACATTTTCCATATGGTAAAAAGTTAGAATCGGACAGTAGTCTAAAGTGTGCTATCTCAAAGTTTTCATATTCATTATTTCGTTCCAATCTATGCACAAACTTAACATGATGAGGATTCTCTGGATCAGACCCTTCGACTCTATCAATCTCATGCACTGCAAGTGGCTGTACATTGATTATGCCATACTTTTCACTAATATCTAACTTTAGGAAAAAATCACCATATTTTGCTAGATTTCTAACCCAAGGCCATAAATTAAATTCTATATTTAATATATCGAAGAATAAATTGTCTAAAATTTCTTTAATATTATCATCTTGAGTTGATATAGTTAATATATTACCATGCTCATTTCGTGTAGTAGATTCGTCGGCATATATATCACATGCTGATGCGAGGATTGGATCCTGATCCATTAGTTCATAATCACGATACAACTGCTCTCGTATTGCAGAGTAACCCATCATTTCATGTCGTTTCGAGTGGGCTAATGAAGTTTTATAGACTCTACTAAATCTATCACGCAGGTAGTCATCCGCATACGATTGAGTTCGTGAAGTATCGGATATCTTTATGTCGCCTTTGCCGGTTTTACGCACGATTACATTACTGCTAAATAACCTACGCAACGCACCTCTTAGTGATTTATCTGCCATGTATTATATTATATATGTTTTCTAGAAAAAAAGTTAATCAATTATCGTATGTGAACTACACACCTACGCAAAAGCGATAGATGTGCTTCGGGCTTCATCGAAAGTGCTACCTGAGTAGTCTGAGTCTTTCTCCACCTTTGTATTGGACAGTCCCTGCCCAAATATTTTTAATCCTTCTTTTAGAACGACCTGTGAGTTTTACGCTCCATCTATAAATATAACTATTAAACTAGAAATAGCAAATTAGTTTTACTTGTCAAATAACCAACGAAAGTCTACGACTTCTCCTTTGATTTCTTGCGTATATGGATTCGATGAAATGGATGATGGTGTAAATACACCTGAGGTGGTGGTTCGTTGAATTCCATTAAGTGCCTGTCGGGTCATTTCCATACTTTCCATGCGAAGTTTCAGTGCAGTATCACGCACCCACAATGCAATCGCATAACTCATTACTAAGTCATCATGATATCCACCCATTGCTTCTGCTCTCTGACCTTTCCATATGAATGTAAATAGTTCATCTATCAGTCGAGTATCTTTTATTATAGCATCTTTTTTTCGAACATATTCATCTAACTTAGAGATGAGCATAGGTCTTGTTTTAGTTGATGTGGTGAATCCTGGAGTAGTTGGGTTCTCCGTATCTGCTCGCTTATTTATATAAGCATAATGAGTATCAACCACTTGCATGTCCTTTGATGAGTAAAATATATTAGGATACCCGATGTCTATCATTTCTTGTAATGTCGCCCAACCTACGTTTGCATTTTCCACCACAACCAATGCGTTATTCCACTCACTTCCAACTAGTGTCAGCATCCGTCCAAATTCTTTTGTGTCTATTTTTGCTTTAAACGACGCAACTTGTCTGAGGGTTTCTACTTCTAAAACATTAAATGTGGAAAAATCAGATGCATCACCTCGAGCAACGTCGGCTGATACGATGTAGTTCATAGCATAGTCAGGATACTCCCATAACCAATAACTCTGCAACATGCCACGTTTTTCGATAGGATCGCATACGTGAGTATCTCGATACCACTCTAGTACGTCTCCAGGCACAATACTGTCACCCGATGACATAAAACTACAGTCACACTCTTGTGCTGCCAGCTTAGGCCCTAATACATCGTCTTGTTCGTCCCGCCATGCTTGGTCTCGGTCGGGATGTAGACTCCAGTGTAGGTTGATCGTATTAAACCTATTAGTCCCGTCTTTGGCACCATTCCACGTCTTGTGAAACCACCCACCCATACCATTCGGAGTTGACAGTGCGATACATTTACCACCTGTTGCGAGTGTCTGTTGGGCAGATGCCCATATGTCATCGATGTAATCTATAAAGGCACATTCATCGAGGACTAATAGCGATACAGATTCAGAACGACCTGCGTCAGGAGAACTTGCAACTGCTTTAATAGACGATCCATTTGCAAAAACAAGGGATAACTTATTATCTTCAATGGTGGTTCCACGCAACCACTTAGGTAATGATTCTTGTGCATATCGAACTTTAGTAACTAAGTTCTTCGCAACATCTTGTTTGGTTGCAATAATAAGAACTTTTTTATCTTTCTGAAATAACATTAACCACAATGCGTATGCAGCGGTCAGTGTCGACAGTCCCATTTGACGTGCCTTGAGTATTACATTATAATCGTTCTTTACAAGTTGATCGAATGCCAGTTCTTGAAATCTATATGTATCAAACTTTATCTTACCCTTCGTTGGGTGTGATATATAGATATACTTTTTAAAAAAATAGATGGGGTCACGTGCACATCGCACGTACTCTTCTCTAATTAGTTTCTTATAGTTTACGTCAGAACTCATTTTTTAATTAATTAGTTATATATCTATATATATCTAACTACATTAAAATTTGATTAGATTATAATTAAATCCAACTCCAATATACGGTAAAAAGTTTGCACCATTGAACTGCATACCACTACTAACTCCGAATCCAAATCTACGTGACTTTGGGTGAATTCGAGATTTTTGAATAACAGCTCCTTGTAAGTTTGTGATTTGAACATTGTCCAAAGGACTCCTTACAAAAATAGTGTAAATATCGTCATACTCTCGGATGCCTGTGATAAGTGATAATTTTATCACATTGTCGGTTATTCTAGTACTAATATTGTATGGGGTATACAACAGACTATCCCATCTAAATTCTACATATCCTTTTATGAAAAAATATGTGGAATCTCTATTAAGAGACGATTGAAAGTTTACGGTGAATGCGTCGTTTATCTGAGTTACTGACGTTTGAGACAAATATACCGTATCTGACTTTACTACAACAGATGTCTTAATAATAGTTTTGACATTACCACGTTCCTTTTCCAACTCCGCAAATAAAGAATCACTATATACTTTCAATGATTTTTTATCAGATACTAGTGCCTGTCGTTCAAATCCCAACTCACCTGTGGTTGTCTCATAGGTGCGAACAGAGTCACGCAATGCATTGACGTTCTCTAATCTATTTTTTGAAATAGATTGTTCATCGAGATATGCACCTCGGTACTTAGCGATTCCTAGACCTAGTATAACTACTAGTATAAATAATACATATCGTTGATTGTCAGGCTTTGTTATGAAATCAAAAAATGATTTTAGTAGTGGAATTATTAAACTCACGGAAAGTCCCCTACTATAAGTTTAGCAACAATTCCAATTAATGCCATTACAATTATCCATAATAACTTAACCACATTTTTTTTAAATGAAACTAGGTTATTATGAGAACCGACTATGTCATTATTAATAACATCATCAACTGCTTGTTGTATTTTAAAAAAATCTGCTGGATTAATTAATGCTTTATCCAATAAATTAACACGCACCGCTAGTCCAGTCTCAGGGTCTAATATTCGTTGTTGCAAGACCCGGACTTTATCGTCGATTTGTTTGATGTGATTTGCTATATTGTCTATGTTATTTTGTATAACATTTAACTCACCATTCGGCAACCTCTTTCTGAGCAACTCGAGTTGAACACTCAGTTGCGATAGTAATTCGGTGTTAGTGTCATTCAATTCGCTCATTGTATTTTGTATAATACTCATCTATTACATTATGTAACTTTCTTCTATAAGTATCAAGGCTTTCCGCATATTCATCGATAATCTCATCAAAATTTATGTCAGACGACCATCGTTCTCTAGTTCCGTCCGACATAATAAATTCAGGGTTTTTCTTTGCGTTTTCTTTGAAGTCTTGAAACTGATCTTCTTGATCCCGTAACCAACTCTGTGATGATTTAATTCGCTTCTTCCATGTAAATTGCTCAAGTGTACCATCTTTGCGCATGGTATTATGGTCATCAACCATACAGTCAAGGCAAGTGCCATTGTTATAGTACGCAGTTGTTCCTGACTTTCCCCTTATAACTCCACTACATCGAGGACAGAATGTTGGTATACGAACATCATCAAATCTTGTTATATTTGTGACAGTACCATTTTCCATTTTAGTCCAGGTTTTTCCATTATGCTCCCACGTATCCCCAACTTTCTTACCCTTTGAACTTAACCCTTGCTTACCATTACCAAATCCAACTTGGACAGCTTTTTGTATATCCTTGCCTTGTAGTAATGTCTTTAAATTATCTATATTTTTTGTATCCATAACCTTGTATTAATTGTATGTGAACTGCCCATCCACACCAAAGGTGATGTGATGGACTTCGGAGGTCATAGGCTCACCTAATGATGACTCCTTGCTCTATTCTATAAATATACATATCTATTGAATATTGTATATATTTTTTATTTCATGTAATTTCGAATTTCCAATCACAAAATGAATTACGCTATA